CTGTAATTTCATCTAAACGAGAATTTTCGGTAAGATTGTTTTCTACTAAAAATTGTTTTAAGTCAAAGTTATCCATAGTTATAAATACTATAAAAAAGTTTATATTATTTTCCTCCTGTTGGAATTGGTGTTCCTACGGGGTATGGAAAACCTTCCTTAGCAGCAGTAATTGAAGTTTCACCATTCTTAACAGGAATTGCAAATCTTAATGGAACAGCATCCTCGTTTAATGGACCATATACTTTAGCAAGAACAATACCTGATTCAGTTGTATCGATAATAACTCCAGGCATTGCAAACATATTACTTTCGCTTGTTGCAGGACTGCTCATATCAATGATGAATGAACGATTCCTAGGAGTCATTAATTCCCAAGTTTTTGTCTCTGGATTAAATTGTGGAATAAGTGTAGTTGTATCAAAGTACCAAAATAAAGACCAAACAGTCTTATTAGTTCCGTCTGGGGTTTCAAAGCTATTTTCTACATTAAAATTTCCCCATGTTCCACCTTCACCGTACATAGCTAGGTTAGAGATTGATGAACCGTTTAATACAGGGCATATTGCACATCCTTCGTCAAACACTTTTCCTTGGATGGTAATTTTCTTTCCTGTAGGAACGGCACTTGACGCTCCGCAAAATGCAAATTGTCCTTGGTGGATTCTAACTATACTCTTTTCAGGAGCGGTAGTTGATTTGTTGTTGCAACCAATTAACAAAGTAATTGCAAAAATTATAATTGATAAGTTTTTCATTTTAAAAGTTTATTATAAATATTATTCAAAATCTTTAGTGTAGAATTTTCCTAAAATATTGTCGTTAAAGTATTCTAAGGGATGCTCTAATACCCCATATTTAAATAAGTACTTACATTCATAGTAAGTAAGAAGTTTTTTATTAAAAACAAACTGTATGATCTCACGGGTAAAGTCCTCTTGTTTACCTCCTTTAATGAGTTCTACAATTTGTTTTGTAGATCCGTAATACGTTTTCCAATCAGATTCTTTTTGTACAACCTCGGTTGTTACTTTTCTTCCTCTCGTTACGGGCATATCTGCCAATTCTTTTTTGGTTAATTTACGTTTAACGTTGTGATATAACGATTTTTTCCCAATATACGATATCCCACTTGAAGTATGAGTTGTCATGTATATAAAACCAAATGTTCCTTGAGGCATTTCCTCAATTGAACTAATAACTTGTTTGTTGTATAACCACATTTTATTTATCTATTTTGACGTATATTGTCATGTCTGTTGTTCTTGAGGAAGGTAGTGGTTGGGATAATTTTCCTACCGCTAACAATTCTCTATCTTTATTGTATAAACCAATAGTGGTAATGTAAGGAGCAAAAAATGAACCAGTTGTATAATCATACATTTTACCTATTGTTTGGTCCTCTATAGCTGATGGATTTTGAGTAAAGTTAAATTCATTTTCTCTTAAAGTACATTTAAATAATGTTTCATAAATTGTATATGAGGATGAAAATGAACATGTTACATTAGATGATGTAACAAATATACTTAACATATCAATTCCTGTATCTCCTCCATAAGAGGCAGTACCATAAACACCAACACTATATAAATTGGCTCCGGTCGTTTTACTTCCCGAAGAGGTTAAAATAATTAATCCATGTTGATAAATTATATTACCTACAGGTTCATTACCAGGGGTAAGTAATATATTACCTTCTCCATCATCAATAATACTTCCACTAGGGTGTGAATAATAAAATGATCCTGGTTTAATTTGATCACCAAATAAATTTTGAGGAATTGCTATAACACCAACAGTTGAGTTAGATGCTGTAGGGAAATAACGAGATTGAGATAATGTTGTTTGTAAGTAATTGTAGTTATTAGTATTGTCAACTCCTCCAATTCGTACATCACCTGTAGAGTCTAATCCATAGACTATACTAGATGTAGAGGCATTACTGCCTAAACTAGAGGATAGAAAATTAGAATAATAAAGGTGCTTTACTGAGCTGTAAATTAATCGTTGGTAACTTCCTGTTGAAACCTGTCCAGTAATAGGGTCGGTTCCAGGATTAAAACTACCAGTTATATTTTTTCCAAAAAAGCGATCAATTAAAACATTAGACCCTGTTAAGGCTGCTGCCCCAGTAAAGGAAAATCCTTTATTTACCTCAAATGGACTGAGGATTACATCCTGGACAGTTAATGATTTGTAAGCACCCATTCATTTTAGAAATCTAACTTAACACGAACTAAGGCTTCTTTTGTAAAGTCTTTCTGGAGAGGTTTGCTTAATTTAGCTACAGCCAATAATTCATTGCTATCGTTGTACATACCTACAGTAGTAATGTAAGTTACAGGATTATTGATAAAGTCTGTATAAATAATATCACCAGTTGAACCTGAAATGAAGCTAGGATTTTCGGTATAGTTAAATTCACTATTTCTTACACGAATAAAGACATAATTAGAGGTAATAGTTTCTTGTGAATTAACGGTAAAGGATCCACTTCTAATTAATTCATATGCTTTACCATTCAATAATTGGTCTACATTACCTGCAGAAGCAGTAATGCTAGTTGCAATACCACCATCAGCAACAGGACAAGAAACGGCTCTGGTATTTAATAAAATTACTCCAATGTCTGGAAGTAAAAATCCATAAGAACCTGAGTTAGGGGTATATCCATTAGTGTATTTAGTATTTACGGTTCCTGCAGATCCACTTACTAATTGGTATACACGTCCTGAATCTAAGAAAGTTACAGTTGATGATACTTTACTGTTATCAGTTAAATATAATTTACCAGCACTACTGCTTAATAATAAAGTTAAAGAGCCAGGTAATAAAGATTCTTTATAATGTGAACGATCAAATGAAATAGCATGAAATTCAGATGCAGTATAACCACCAAATATAAAATCAGAATTTTCATCACCTAAAACTAAAGTACGGTATTGACCATAGATAGTTCTAGAGTAAGATGAAGCCGTTACTGATGAATTGTATAATAAACTTCCGCTACCGAATTTGTTTCCATAAGCAATAGAAAATTGTACATCAGAACCACTTAATGCAGAACCAGTATTGTACACATCTAAATAATAGCTAGTTGAGCTGCCTTGGGTAGATGAAGTAAAAAAAGTACTTAATGTAGGTACATTTCCTGTCCATATTGTGGAAGTAATTGCATCTGCACTAATGACGAAATCTTCAGGGTCTAAACGTTTAAATGACATTTTCTATTATGCTTTAGTTATTGTTACAGGGATGACTAAACGGGCTCCACTATCATTTCCAATTATAGTTAATGTAGCTTGGATTGAAGTTTGAGAACCGAATAAAGTATTTACAGTAGTACCCCTTAATTGGAATGAAGTACCAATTACAGTTTTAGATACATTAGTTCCTATGGTTGTAGTTGAATTAAGAGCAACAACTGCTGGTGTATTAACACCCACTCCAGTAAATGTAGCTAATGTTCTAATATCAGAAATAGTAGCAGTATAACCACTAGTTTCAAATACATTGCTATTTCCTAAATAGTTTAATGTTTGTGGAGTAAGAGTTAATGTAGCACCTTGTTTTAACAATACATTTGAAATACCTAAATCCAAAACAGGTAATTTAGCTGTGCCGCGAGGCAAAGTAGCTAATTTATATTTCATAATTTGGTTTTCATTTGGGAAAGCTTCCAACAAGGGCATGTTGTCAATTGCTTGTCCGTAAAAAGCAGATCCTGAAGGGTGTGTTGGATTATACATTGTATAATCAATTTCATCATCAGATAATGCAAATTGAGTAATTGCGGAAGAACCATCACCACGTGCTAATAATTCTCTACCTTTGGTAGTTAATATAGCGTCAACGGTTACAGCTGTATTATTTAAGTATGCCATAATTTATTATAAATATATTTAATTTTTAAATTTTTATATTAGTCCTGCTTTTCTAGCAATTTCATAAATATCAACATACGGATTAAAATTTGTAGGGACAAGTAATCCCATATCTATTTTATTTAATGATCCATATACATAAATATTATTTTCATCAACTGATGAGCTTATTATAGCACTTCCAGATGTATTTAGTCCAGCTGAATTGGTAGTTAAATCAACTAATGAAATAGATGATGATGGAGGGAAAATGGTTTTAACCATTCCATAGTTAAAATTGGTATTACCATTTAAAGCTATTTTATTTCCATCAATATCAATTAAACTTAAAATATGAACTACTGAATTTGCTCCTTGAGCAACATAATCATATTGAGCTACATAATCAGTATATCTTTCAATTACAGGCTTATTAGCATAACTAGAATCACCTGAGGTAAATCGGTTAATGTTAGCCCCATATAATTTACTTCCTACATAGCGTGGGTTAATATGTCTTTTTAAAGTATAGTTTGATGGTTGTACTTGAGCATAAATAGCTGAACTGCTTATTATTAAATCCAAATTTACAGGTAGGGATATACCATTAGAATAATCTACATCAAAATATTTATTTGATACTCTATTTGAATAAATATTACCATATATAGCATTATAATCATTAAATTGTCCTATATCTCCAGGAAAATTTTGTTGTGTATAAATGTTA